AAGCCGACCCCGTTGCCGCCCTCATCGCCGTTTGGGACATGAGCGAATTTCAGAAGCAGATCAACAACGGCTTTTTTGGTTGAGCGTTAGGGTGACGTTGTATATAGGTCCCCAAAGAATGAAGGGTGCGGATATTGTCATAGCAAGGAAGTCAACGATAACGCTCCAACTGAGCCAGACCGATTGGGCATTCTTGCTGGCAGAGCTTTCCAAGCTGATATTGCCTGAAGATGATGGCGGGATGGGCCTGCGGGAAGAATTGCCGGAACTCGCCAAGCTGTATGACGAGATGGAAGAATACGCTCACTGAAGACGGATGCAGGGGCGATGATGTGGCGGCAGAATAACGAGACGGACTAAGGAGAGTGCATGATGGATGACAGAGACCGGGGACGTATAGTTCATCCGTTTTCATTTGTGGGCGGCTTCTGGATTACTGCTCCCGAAGGTCATTGGGCGAGAATGCAGCGTTGGCTGCGATTTAGTGCTACTTGCTCAGTATTGCGGAGAAACAAGCAGGCGCCAATGAGAGAGCCAACACGGAGGCCTCATGCGACAGAAGAGTGAGTTCCAACGCTTTGTTCAAGGCATGGATAGCTTCGATAACGCGGCACCAGCCGATGATACCGACGCCGATCCCGTAGCCTGGATTCGGAAAGTGAAAGGCCAGATTGAGACCAAGACCAGAGGCCTTGCCCCTTTCGACCCCTACCCGTTTCAGGAACAGATTATGCGGGCAGTCGCCTCGGGCAAGGCTTACGTGATTCCCAAGAGCCGGCAGCTTGGCGTCTCAACGGCAGTCGTCGCTGCCTTCGCATGGGGCATCCTTCACCGTCACTCCACTACCGGCATACCGATGCACTGCCACATCGTCGCCAACACTGAGACGGTGGCGGTCGAGCGGTTGCTCAAAATCGCCAAGACGGTCCTCAGCACCGCAAACCTTCCCGACTGGCAACGGGCGAACCTCAAAGGCATCGACCCCGAGACAAACAACCAGGAGATTCGGTACTACACGAGTGGGGCGCAGAACTACATCCGCGCCCACTCCAGCAGCCCGAATGTCGCACGTAGTTTCGACGGTAACGCGGCATTGCTCGAAGAGATGGCCGCGATGGCCTACGCGGACGACATCTGGAAAGCCATTGCCACTATGCTTGACGATGTGCCGAACGCCCCCATCTTCATCGTCAGTACGTTTGGTGGCGATGGGGACCTCTTTTGCGACCTTGTAGACAATGCCAAGGACTTTGGCCTGACGTCGATGCCGCTGAACTGGAAGGCGCACCCGCATCGAGACGCGGCATGGAAGAAGCGGTCGCTCAAGAAGTTCTTCGGGCGCGAAAGCGAGTGGGAAGAGGAACATGAACTGAAGCGGCTGAGGAGCGGGCAGCGCGTCGTGGACATTGGCCTGGTCGAGAAGTGGGCTGCTTCGGCTAAGTACCTTGGCCCCGAACCTATCATCGGCCACAAGTACGCGAAGGGTGTGGACATCGCCGGTGGCGGTCGCGACAACACCGTGCATATCGTCGTGGACCTCAATGCGAATCCCCCACAGGTCATCTATAGTGCGTGCTACGAGCAGCAGGATTCGGCTGCAACGATCTGGGCGATAGAGGAATTGGACAGGCGGTATCCTGGGCCGCTTTTCATTGACGGCACAATGGACACGGCAATAGCAAACCTGGTCGTGGCGAAGAACAAGACGGCGGTGCGCTTCACCGGCGGCAGTGAAATCAATGAAAAAGTCAACAAGGTGCAACGGATGAAATGGCAGAACGTACCCCGCGAGGTGATCCTGAGTTGGACTTCCGCCGACCTCGAACAGGGTCGGATCATTGTGCATCCTGAGCATTTCCCGGACCTTTTTATAGGCCTCAAAACAGCGCAGTCAGGTGCAGGCACGAAGCGCAAGGGCAAGAAAGTTGACGACCTCGACGCGCTATTGTTGAGTGACCTTGGCTTGACACGCGGACCAGAGCGGAATACAATGCCTGCTAAGGCGACGGGTATACCGTCCGACAGCAGACTGCACGACCTTCGCAACATGAAGTGGTGAAGCGTCGAAGGGGATTGAGATGCCAAAACCGTGGCGATACACTATAGGCAACTTCCTCGGCAAACACTTTCCAATGGCGCCTGAAGTATCTGATAAGGCCGCCAGCGAAGGCCCCCCGAATATGACGTGGACCGAGTATCAGGCGACACTCCGCAACAGGAGCAGAGTCAGCAGGTCTGGTGCCACCGACAGGCACGATCTCCCCCGCGTAGTAGTCCATCCCGACGACGTACCGATGCTTGCCGCCGCCGCCGACATTGGCGATGCGGGTGCGCAGAATCTACTGGGCGAGATGGGCGTCAGCGGCCTTGAAGTGCGCGGCGGTCGTATCACCCAGGAGTACAACGCGAAGTTGCAGAACCTCCAGACGCGCATGATTGCTTTTGAGGAAATGCGTCGTTCGGATAGTGCGCCGGCGGCAATGGAGCAGTTGATTACGCTTCCGATCCGGCAGGCGAATTGGGGTCTGGAAGACGGCGATGACAAGGAGCTTTCCGAGAATATCCGCTGGAATCTGTTTGATCCTGCGGGGATGACACATTCTTTCGACGACGTGTTGCGGAAGGCGGTGCTGGCCGTACTCTACGGCTTCACCGTTCACGAGAAGGTGTTCGAGTTCAAGCCGCAGCGCGGTGGGTTCCTGGGCTGGAAGAAGTTCGCGGAGCGGGAGCGTTCGACGGTTCAGAAGTGGCAGTTCGACAGCACCGGTGGTTTACGCGGTCTCGAACAGCGCGGCCGGAATCCCGAAACCGAACAGCCGATAGATGTGAAGATTCCGATAGACCGATTGATGGTCTGGACGTGGCGTGACGAGGCCGGGAACCCCGAGGGCCTTGGTGCGTTCCGGCAGGCGTACAAGCACTTCTATGCCAAGGGCGTGTTCGAGACGTTTGCGGCAATTCGCATCGAGCGGCAGGCGTGTGGAATACCGTTTGCTACCGCACCGGAAATAGGCGCCGATGAGGACGAGTACGACGAAGTTCTGGCGATGCTGAAGCGCATTCGCACGGGCGAGGATGCTGGGATGTTGGCTCCCGCCGGATGGACTGTCGGCTTGCTGACGCTGGGGCCTGCGGATGTGCCGTTCGAGAGCCATATCGAGCGCCAGCACCAGAGCATGCTGCAGACAGTGCTGGGGCAGTTTGTGGGCCTCGCACAGGGTGGCGACGGTGGCGCATGGGCACTGAGCCGCGACAGCAGTTCATTCTTCCTGATGAGCCTGGAGGGAATCGCGGACTGGATTTGCGAGTATTTCAATCGCTATGCGATACGACAGTTGTGCCAGTTCAACACGCCTGAGACGGGGCAGAAGTTGCCGCGACTGGTGCACGGGAAGATCGGGGTACGCGACCTCGACGCACTGGTACGGGCATTGGCTCGCATCTTCGACGACGGCACGAACATGCCGCTTGAAATCGTGAACGCGATGCTCGCGGAGTTTGACTTCGCGCCACTGGATGAGTTGCCGAAGCCGTTGGTAAAGCCGGGGGCGGCACCAGTGGTTGAACGACCTACTGAGACCGACAACGAGGACGGTGACTGAGCATGGTATTCGAGATTTCGATGTTCTGGATTGGTGTGATTTCCGGCGTAGTTGGGCTATTCATTTTATTCTTTGTCCTCCAGAAGCTGGGCTGGCTCGAGGGCAGCGATAAGGACGATGCCTGATGGCGCAGACTGCGGCAACAGATACAGCGATACAGGCGCAGGTCGATGAGGTGTGTCCCGGTGAGTGGCGGGTGCGGTGCGGCAATCCGCAATGTGCTGCGCGAAAGTTTGGTTCTCCCCTTTCCAAGCCGCGTACTATTTGCCGACTTGCTTGCACAGGGCCAGTCAGGATCAGGCTTTTGTGCCCGCGCTGCCACTCCTATAACGTTACCGCAATCGGGTGATTCGGCCTGCGCCTCAGAAATTATGCTTGACATTAGATACAGAGTGGTATATTGTTCTTAGTCGTATAGCCTCCTAAAGGCAAATCAGTAACGACAACTGAATAACAACTGCTTGAATAGCGCATAAAGCCCGGCAGTGTTTTGCCCCCCTCCCGCAAGGGATTGGGACAGAGCATTGGCGGGTTTTTTGTATGCGTGAGAGGTGTTGGCTGAGATGAGCAAAGACACGGCGCAGGCCAGCATAATCTACAGAGCCGATGGTGTGGCGCAGAGTTTCGCGGCAGCGGTTATTGCCGCCGAGGGCGCCGACGTCGCAGAACTGGTTTGGAACCCACTCATCCCGCTCGGCAAGTTCTACCACCCCGCGTTCGGAGATTTCGAGACTACAGAGGCTGACGCGCTGGAGATGATTGCCAATCTGCAAGATGGTCTGCCTGGCGAGCTTGGCATCCCTATTGCCCAAGGCCCAGGCCACCTCGCCCGAAGCGAAGGGGCTTACGGGTGGATCAAAGACATGGATATTCGCGACGGTGTGCTTTGTGCTCAGATCGACTGGAACGCCGACGGTGTTGAGGCCATAGAGAGCAGGCGACTGCCCTACATCTCAGCCAACTGGGCGACACGTGCCGGCGAACATGCGACCTACAAGAAACGCAACCTCGTTTTCAACGCCGCACTCTGCACCGACCCATTCTTCTTCGACCAGCCGGAGTTGCAGGTGGCAGCATCCGAGTACCTCGCCGGCGACGCGGCGATAGCAGCAGCGAAACAATCTCGTGCCGAGAAGGCGCAGGCCAGCCAACTCACACTAGGAGGCGACATGATGGCAAACGAAGAGCTTGTCAAGGAAGCTCGGATCAAGTATGTGGCAGTGAACGGCGAAGTTACCGACGAGGCGTGGGCGGAGTTGACGAAGGACTTCGCTGACGACGCGGCCTGGACGAAGTTCGTGGCCGAAATCAAGGAGCCGGAGGGGAAGCCAGCGGCTGACCCCGAAAAGCCGGTGACGCCCGAGGACGAGCTCGCGAAGCTCCGCAAGGAGAATGAAGCTGCCGCCAAGGCGCTGGCCGCGAGTGAAGATAAGGCCAAGGCGCTCGACGCCGAACTCGTTGATGCGAAGAATGTCGCCGAGAGTCTCGAAGGGCGTCTCGCGACACTCGAAGGCGACAAGGCCGAGGCAGATGTCAAGCAGGAGCTTGCGGCCTCCGTGGTTGACGGGCAGAGGTATACGCCCGCCGCGATTGAGGTTCTGGCCGCCGCCCGCCTCCACCCCAGCGCCGAAACCGCCATCGCTGTCGAGAAGCACATGGCGGCAAACGCTGGGGGCATGGCGATGGTCGCTTTGGCACAAGCCCCCGGTATCACCGCGACGGCTTCGACCGGCGAACTGACCGGCGAGGCATGGCTGGAGGCCAAGGAGATCCCCGAGAAGGACAAGAAGGCCGTCCGCGTCCTCGCTGCATCTCAGAGCATCGAGCTGGAGGCCGCTTACGCCAAGTACCTGGAACCGAAGCCGCGATAGCTACAGCAGCATTCAGTAGCATTCCAGAGCAAGAGAGGTGAGTCGAATGGCAGAGAGTTATGTGAATGAGTTTCCCAATTTCCGGGCAATCTCCGGAGAAGACATCGCGAAGGGTGAGCTTGTGTCCATCTCGAACAGTGACGGGCTGATGTATCTGGCCTGTGCCGCTACCGGCATTGAGGAACTACCCGCTATGGGGGTAGCCGAGGCCGGCACATCGACTGGCGACATGGCGCACGCAAAGCGGCTGGGGCAGATGGATGGCTACAGCAGCTTGGATGCTGGCGCCCCGGTGTACGTCTCCAACACGCCGGGCAACATCAGTGTGACTGCAGGCGACACGAGCCAGATTGCGGGGGTCGCCGTGAGTGACACGCAGTGGATCATCGACCCCGAGATCATCGCGCAGCAGACCCAGCACTAATGAAGCTGAGATTATCGCACACAGATAGAAGGAGGTGGCTGTAATGGCTGGGACGCCTGGCGCATTTACATCCGACAATGTACCGACCAGTCAACTGTACACGATCTTCAAGGATCGCGTCGAGCAGCATAACGAAGCGGATCAGAACTTCCGCGAGCTACTCTGCGACCCCGACTACACCAAACTGACCACGGTGGAAATGTCGTACAGGGGTAAGCAGTTCAAGAAGCTGGGTAACGATACCGACCGTCCCGACATGCAACACACGCCGTACCGTCAGAAGACGCTGGCGGACCCGGTGCGTTGGGGCATCAACGGTAGCATTACACAGCTCGCCTGGACGAAGGGCCTATCCTCGACGAAGATCACTCGCGACCACGAGGAGTCGCTACGGGCCGACTTCGACCTCATCACCCAGGCTTGCCTGCAGCCGTGCCTGACCGACGGCGGATGGTACGATACGACGCTGACGCCGCCACCGTACCAGATGAACACCTTCCTCAGCACGCATGACCACTATGTGGCAAGTGCGGCTGCGGGTGTTCTGTCTCTGTCGATGTTCGCCGCTGACAAGCGGCACATCCAGGAACACGGCTATAAGACCGGCAACATCGTGAGCTTCATTCACGGTGAGCAGGCGACGAACCTCGAAGGTATCGCCGACTGGAACTCCAATGCCTTCGTCTCGACACCGGTGATGGACAAGCTGCAGCAACTCGGCTTCACCACTGAGTTCCGCGCGGCAGGCATCCCGGTAGTCAGTTGTGACTGGATACCGGAGAACTACATGCTGACGGTGGACCTTGCCGCGATGCCGCTGATGTGGCGCATCCCGGAGGGGCCGGAACCCACCCAGGACCTGATCATCTGGGACTCCGAGGTCACGACCCCGAACATCCAGTATCACTGGATCGAGGAATATGAGCGTTGGACTTCGGCCACGATCATCGCGCCGGGTGCAGGTGTCGCTCGTTACCTCAACGGAGGCGCTTGGGTAGATTCGAGTGGCTGGATAACTCCGTAAGAGCAGTAACTGGAGGTGAGCAGCCATGCCGGAGAGTCAGACCTATGGAATTTGCACCGCCGCAGTGATAGCCGCTGATAGTGTAGCGGATGTATTCCCTATCACTTCCAGCCAAAAGCTGTATCGGCTGGATGGGTGGTCGCAGATTACCTTTCTGGTGGACGCAGACGTCGGTGCGGGCGTTGAGTCCGTGGTGTTCGATGTCGAGGTGGCTATTGATAGAGACGGGGACTGGTTTTCCGTTCCCGTCCACGACCTGACCAGCGCCGCTGCCAAGGACGTTCAGGCAGCGAGCGTGACTATCACTGCCGATGCACAGGCGGCGCTGTTTGCGCTGCTGGATTCGGTGCCATTTGTGAGGGTCAATGTCACCAACAACGGAGCAAATCCGGCGACCGTCACCGTATGGGCGGTCGTCGTTTGACGTATACTGAGTCAAAACTGAGGAGGCGTGCATAATGGATGTAGCAAATGTGAGAACTGCAATAATGCCATCTGGTGAAGAGACGCCGGAGCCGGATGTCTATGAAGCGATAGTGCAGGGGCACAATGTGAGCAAGGCGGATGCGCTGAACCATCTGAAGGCGCTGGAGAAGCGGAAGAATCGGCGCGTCGCGGCGACGAAAGACCCCGAGGAGCAGCGGAGTGCGCGGATCACCGCCGAGGCGTGCAGTTCGCTGGTCAGCAGCATCAGCGCCCGGAAGGACCTGGAGAGCAAGCCCGTGGACGTAGACGTGGAACTGGCCGCACTCATTGACGATGGGCACGCGAAGCAGGCGGCACTGCTGGACTCATAGGTGGAATAGCCGATGGCATACATAGACTGGAGCGAAGCCAAGGAGTACCTTGACGAGGACGCCGTGGAATTGTCGGGCGGCGAAATTGACTTTGTGCGCATGACTGAGTTCATCTCGCGGGTCGAGGCGCAACTTGACAATCGGCTGAAGCGGTACATGACGGTGCCGGTGGATGAAACGCTGTCGCCGGATGTGTTTGCGCAGGTGAAGGACGTGTGCGCGATGCAGTCGGCGGCGATGTACCTGCGCTGGGCATATTCGGCGGAGGGGAATGACGAAAGTACGTGGTGGGCCAGCGAACTCGACCGGATGGCGGAGACGCAGATAACGGCGCTGACGACGGGCCGCAGTGCGCCGACGGATGCTGAGGATGCCGCAAGCCCGTTGCAGTACGTGCCGACGGATGGCAAGGCGCAGAGTTCTACGGCGCCGGATGCTCTCTTCACTCGGAGCCAGGTGCCAGGCGGAAGCGAGGCGTGGTGATGATGCGCGGGCGACTGAGAATACCGAGGGCGGCAATAGCACAGCGGGCATTTGCGCAGTACGCGCAACAGCTAAATGCGCGGCTGGCTGACTTGCGCCCGGCATGGGATGCGGTGCGGGCAATCATCTTCGCTTCGACTGCCGACCGCTTCGAGAAGGAAGGGCGCAGAGGCGGCTTCCGCAAGTGGCGGGCGCTGTCAAATACGCCCAACCAATGGTGTGATTGGATGGGCTACAAGGACTGGAAGATGTTGCACTTCCCCGGCAAGCCGATACTGCAACTGACGGGGAGGCTGCGCGACCAACTGACGGGGATTTCGGGCGACCACTTCGAGTGGCGCGAACGCAGCTTTATGATGATCGGCTCCAACTACCCGGTGGACAGCGGTGAGGGCCACGACCTGGGCGGAATACATGCGGTAGGACGCAGGTTCCCGCCGATGCCAGCACGTTCACCCTTTGGCATCACAATAACCGACGAGAAGAACATTGTTGACGCGATTGTTGACTACGTGACGGGGACTTCGACGAGTGGCGCAACGCAGTACCCGATGCCTGAATTGCCGTCCGGCTCAGTCTGGTCTGGGGACTAATCATGTCAGTCAGCAACACCATAGCGGATGCGCTGAAGGACACCCTCGATACGGAGTGGAAGAATTACTCCGACGAGGAGCGGCCACGCTTCTACTCGTCGCCGGAGGAGATCGGTAGCCCGCAATGCCCTGCGCTGCTCATCTTCGACAGCGGCTCCACCACTGAGTTTGAGACCATGCGGGGCACGAACGATGCGGGAGAGCCGCTTGCAGGATGGGTCTCCGAGGATTACGCCTTTGACATGATGGTCTATATCAAGGGACGCAAGAAAGCCGACACGCTGACGAATATGAATGACTACCGGGGGGCTATCAAGGCCCTCTTTCAGGACAAGTTTGACCTCGGGGGGATAGCGGTGAGTGTGAAAGTGCGGAGTGATGAGCCGTCTATGCCCTGGGGCAGTGACTCGGCGATGATGCGGGCGGGTATCGTGCGCATCACGGTCAACGCCTACTCGCTGCAGGGCACGGCAACATTGATTGGAACCGGATAGGAGTGAAGTGAGATGGCTAAACGCTCAGGACATTTGCGATACTTGAACGATCCTGCGGACACATCGAAGCCAGCAGCAAGGTCGTCGGAGGGTGCTGCTGCAATCGCAGCGAAGGCAGCGAAAGCGGCGAATGTAGCCAAGGCCGCGAAGGTGACCGCAGCATCTAAGGCAGCCGAGGAAGCCAATGCCGCAGAACCCGCGAAGAAAGACGGTGAGTAACGATGGCCCAGATTGACGACTACACCGCAATGTATAGCTGGGACCTCATGGCGGGGGTGTTGCAGGCGTGCGTTGACGATGGCGCCAAGTTCAGCACGACCGCTGACTGGAGTACGCAGATCATGCGGTCGGCGGATACCACGCTTGCCGCAGAGGGCTCGCTGACACGGCTCACGGATATGCAGAGCGCGCTGAAGCATACCTCGTCGGCGGCGATCAACAACGCCTTCTTCACCGAGTTCGCCGGCCTGATGTCCAGTATCCAGAAATGGTATATCAGTGGCACGGGCACGGGGCAGGGGTCATTCGCCAGCATGAGCGCGATGTTCGCCGACCGGCACTACCGCGTCCCATTCAACCTGAGTGACGCCTGGCTGCGGGCGCAGGGCACGAGCCTGAGCAGCACGTATCTGTCTTGTGTGGCGGAGGTGATCCTGTGTACGGCGACAATGGCGGGTGCGCCGACTTACGTGTACACCGCCGTGCTCGACACGGATATGAGCTTCGCGCCGCTGGTGGTAGAGGCCGGCTCTCTGATTGGTGTCGCCGACCTGAATCTGGCGTACACCGCGACCTACTCGGATGATACGACGGGTTCCGAGACGGAAGTGATACCCAGCGGCACCGCCGACGAAGCGCAGATACTGATTGCCAGTAACGACGTGACCGGTGACGGGGTAACGAGTGGGAATGACACGGTGCCGATGGGTGCGACGGCGGGGATGGTAGCCGGGCAGCACGTGCTGATACAAGACCGCACGTGGCCGGTGGCGATGACTGCGGACTGCGATGGGGCAGCCTCATTCACCGCAGAGGACACGCTCCCGTTCATACCTGGCGATATAGTCTATTTGCACGACGATGACACCGCCAATGAAGAGGCGACCATCGAGAATATCAACCACGAGAGCAAGACGATCACGTTGACGGCGGCGTGCGCGGGGACGTTCACGACGGCACAGAACGCCTTCATGCGGCTCAAGACAGCCGACGGGTATGGCTGGGCGGAGATTCTGGCAATCGGGACGGTCAACGCGAACGTGAGCCTCGTGTTGGATGATGACCTGAACCATACCTACAGCGACCAGGCGTTTGTGCAGCGGGTCATCAAGAGCGTTGCCAGCGTCGTGCTGACGAATGGCACGAATGGAGACATCGCGAAAATCACGGCGATACCAGACCGCCCAGGCTATGCCACACTGAATGCCTGAGCATTTTGACAGGAGGGGCTTCACATGGCGGACGCATTCATTCCGCACAAGTATTGTAACGTCACCGTGGCGCTGCAAAGCGTGAAGGACACAGACGATGGCACCGCGTACAAGCTGCCGCTGCCTGAGGGCACGGACCTGACGAACAACAAGAATTACACGTTCTTCCAGTACAGCGGCGGTCACTACGGGTTGACGCACTACGAGACCGGCGGCGAGTACATGGAGGGGACGCTGCGGATTCCTTGCATTCCGGGCTATGTCGCGGTGAGCGACTTCAACACCTGGATATGGGGCCGCACCGGCGACTACCACGAGAGCCGCTGGGCGACGATCACTCGCGACCTCGGCCACACGAAGGAGACGTACCTGAACTGCAAGGTCATGGGCGGGACAGTTGCTGTGGATTACGGCAGCAACTATGTCTCGCTTGACCTGAACATCGCGGGTATCAAGGAGCCGACGGCGGCTTCCGTGGACGGGGATGAGTCATTGTTCACCGTGCGCCCATATCGCTACAGCGAGGCGGGGCTGCAGACTGCCGAGGGCGGCTCTTACGGGATTCCCGGCGCAGTCCTGGCCGCGAGTAACATCACGCGGAACCATTCCCTTGAGTTCAGCAACATGAACGAGGCCCCCGGTGATATGGGGACCATCAACGGCACGACCTATCCATACGACCTGCCCGCGGCAGCAAAGGCACAGTGGACGGGTAGCTTCGACCGCATCTCCGCCAACAGCGACCTCTATGATGCGTTCATGGGCGGTGAGGAGTGCGCGTACAAGCTGACCATGACGCGGGCTGGTATAGCAGCGTGCGCCTTCAATATGGAGCGTATCGTCTATACGGAGAATCCGCTGAACGCGCCGGACAGTGGTATCCTACGGGGGAGCGTAAGCTTCCAGGCGTTGGAGTCTCTGGACGGGACACAGGAGGCCTGCGAAATCCAAGAAGTCGCTGTGTAGAGAAGGGGGCGTTAAGTTTCTAAGGAGGCGTGCATGATGGCTACCGAGACTACTGAGGACCGGACGATAGAGGTAGAGAAAATCAGAGATATGAAAACCGCAGCGATACTTGGTATGTGCGGATTCGAAATAGTGGCGGCGCAGTTGGTGAAGAACACCAGCCGCGTCGTCTTTTCGCATATAGTAGGGCGACACCGGAAGGCGGAGTTTGACCGGATAGTGCACCTGTGCGGACAGAGCTATGACCTGCGGTTCGCGACGAATCTGGAGCAGGTGATGGTAATTGCTGGCAGTGACGATCCTGAGGCCGCGTTTGCCGAGTTGCCGACGTTGGGCGGGTACGAGCGGGCGTTTCAGGGTGTACGACGTATGATCGATGCAGTTCAAAAAGAGACCGCCAAGGAGGCCGCAAAAGATGCCTGAGAAGGATGCCGTGAAGAGCAGTGATGAGGAGCAGACGGCTGATGAGGACGTGCGTACTGAGGTGTCGAGCAGCATGGTCGTAGCTATGGCGCAGCAGGAGCAGACGCTGCTATTCCCGGAGGAGGACTATAACCCGCAGGTATTCATTCGGGCACAGGGCACGGCGCTGGACGAGGATGACATCCTCAATGCCTCGATGCAATACCACTTCGACCAGTCGCAAGGGAAGACGCGCAGACAGCGCAAGGGGGCGAAGCGCGACAATGCGCAGACGATGAGCGGCACCGCCACGGTGAACCCGAACAAGGCGTTTGTCGCCAAGTGCATGGCGCAGATAGTTGACTTTCGGATTCCGGTAAAGGAAGCCAACGGCACCGAAGGCTTCCGCACGTATGACAAGGGTAGCAGCGTTGCCGACCGGGACAATCGGGCGTTCTACACGCAGATACTGGGGAACCCCGACCTGACAGACCGGGTGGAGGGCTTCCTCGATTATCTCGCCGGTCGTGGCACGGATGGCCAGCAAGACTTCGATGACTTGCTTTTAGAGCAACCGCAGTTGCTGAAAACTTCGTAAGCACGGGTGACTTTGACTCCTGGTACGGAGTAGTTGCAACTGCGGACGCTGATGCGGCAGCGGAAGCTGTCGCCGAGAAGCCGAAGCGCGAAACGATGACCATTAGCAGTACCAAGCCAGACGCGGCGAATCACGAAGCGTTCCTGGCGAGAGTACAGCAGAGCGCAGCGGTGATAGATGATAAGCGTGAGGAGAAGGTGGAGTCCGCCCAGACGCCGCGCGAAGCGGCCTTCGCGATGTACATTCGCAAGTCCTGGAAGCAGGCGACATGGATGGTGATGATGCTGGATTTCCCTGATGGGAAGCCGCTGGCAGAGCAGAACCCGCACCACCTGGACCTGTGGAATGTCTTCATCAACGCGATCAACCGTCGGATGTATGGGGACAAAGGGAACAGCAATAGCGAAAGTGAGCTGGATGTCTGATGCCCGAGCGCCGCACTACGGTAACAGTTGACATCCAGGCCGGCAACATCGACCTGGGGGACGGTGACATCACCATTCCGGTGACGCTGGACCCGGAAGGTGGCGGCGGTGGTGGTGGTCCGGGCGGTGGTGGAACCGGTGGCGGTGGCAGCAACTGGCAGGATGCGTTCCAGAGGACATTTGGGACGGCGGTAACGGCGCGTATCCTTGCATTTTTCACACAGTTGGGGCCTTTGCTCGCGAATGCTGCCAAGAATTTTCCGCTGTTGGCTGTCGCGATTGGGGCGGTGGCGGCGAAGTTTGCAGTGCTGTATGTGCAGGCGAAGCTGGCGCTGTTCATCCTGAAGCAGTTGGGTAAGGCGGGGCTGTGGGCGCTGCAGCAGTTGTACGAGGGCGCGAAGAAGGCGGCCACTGCGTTCATCGACCTCGCCAAGACTGCGATTCAGATGAGCGTGGAGGCGTTGAAGCGGTTCTCTCAGGCGGTCGTGGATGTTGGGAAGGCCGTGGCACAGCATATTGTTAGTTTCCTCAAGACTTCAGTCGGCATGTTTTCCAAGTTTGAGCAGGCTATCGCTAATGCCGTAGCTGCAACAGGCCTCTTTGGTGATGCAGCCGATGACATGCGGAAGCGTGTAATGCAGGCCGCTAAAGATGTCACTACGACAGTAGGCACGATGGCCTGGGAGGCGGCTGAGGCGTTTGGGCAGATGGTGCGTGCAGGTCGGACTGTCGCAGAAGCCTTCAATATGCTTGCGCCTGCGGTAGCGCTTGCCGAAGCTACGCTTGAGAATATGCACTTGACCACCAAGACCCTCAACGCTACGATGAACCAATATGCCATCGGCGCAGATCAAGCAGCCCGCGTTACCGACACGCTGGTTGCTGCCACTTTTGGTGCCCCCGGCTTGATCAAGGACATCGGGGACGCTCTAAAGTATGCAGGTTCGAGCGCGTCTATGCTCGGCATTTCCCTCGAAGATACCCTTGCGATGATTATGGGGCTGGAAAGACAGGGGCGTGAGGGTTCCCGCGCAGGCATGGAACTTCAGAACGTGCTGAAGTCTTTGATCGCGCCGACCGATAAGGCTCGCGAGGTTTTCGGCAAGCTCGGCGTTGATGTGGATAGGCTCGCCAACAACATCATCACCAAGGGAATGATACCCGCGTTGAAGGAATTGGAGGGCCTTGGCGGGAGGCTGACAGCAGCTTTTGGCGACGATGAAGGCATGGGCTACCTCGCGCAAACCCTTATGTCAGCAGAGACTATGCGTGCAGGTCGTGGTCTTGCGGGGTTGTTGATGGAGGGCGTTGATAGCCTCGAAAAGATGTCTAAGCAGGTAACCAGTACCAATGATGGTATGACCGACTTCACTGCGATTACGCAGCAAGCCGTTGACATGCTTACCGGAGCCAATAAGGCTGCTGGTGGCCTTGGTTCTGCGTGGCGCACGATGGGTAAAGATGCAGCCGGTGTTGGCGATGCCGTTAGTGCAACAGGCATTGCGGTCCGAGTGCAGGTAGAACAGTTGCGCACCCTTGATGGTGCCTGGCGGCGGTTGAAGTCCATCTGGGAGGAAGTGTACTACGATCTGTTGGGGAACAAGCTGGCACCCGCGCTTGGCGTTGTTGTTTTGCGCCTTGATGAACTCGTGAAATCGGCGCGTGGTGTAGAGTTCTTCGAGAAGTTCGGCGAAGCATTGCTGGGCCTTCCCGCCATCGTAGACAAGTTGATAGTTGCGCTTGGTCCGCGCTTGCTGGATGCCCTTCAAGGAATCGTCAAGCTTCTTCCCGAGGCCATCACCCAGATAGCCACTGCCGTCACGAAGCTGATGCCGACGGTGATCAGCGCCATCGAGCAACTGCCTATGGTGATGTCCCAGGTCATCGGCCAACTACTCCCGATGCTGGTGAGGTTCGCCACTACAGTGGGGCCGCTGCTACTTGACTTTGCCATGAAAGTGATACCGCTGCTGATCAGCATGTTCACCAAGTTCGGCGGGATACTGACGAGCTTCCTTGCCAAGAACGGGGACCAGTTGGTGGCGTGGTTTGGCTTCCTGCTGGCGACGGGGCTGAAGCTGCTGGGGTTCCTGCCGTCGGTGATACCACTCTTTGAGAAGCTGGTGGGGGTATTTATGAAGTGGGGGCCGTATCTGGTGGATGTGGCGATGAGCTTGCTGCCGCAATTCCCGGGCATCATCCAGCGGTTGCTACCGATACTGGGGCAACTGGCGGCGACGGTGCTGCCAATGGTCGTGACTGCATTGGGGCAGATAGCGGCCATCATCAAGCAGCAGGGCATCGGCGCGTTTCAGGAGTTCATCGGCCTCGTGCTCAAGCTGGCGGAGACGGCGATGCAGGCGCTGCCGTTTGTGGTCAGCATCGTGAAGAAGGCGATGTGGGTCATTGGGATGCTGCTGAAGGTCGCGGGGCAGGACTGGGACAAGTTCGGGACGGGGATCGTGGGGATACTGAAGTGGCTGGATGACAACTTCTATGTGATTATCGGGAGCATCATTGACATCGTGAGCGGGTTCCTGGATACGTTGGAGCGGTTGTTGAACCTGGCGGCTGTCCTCGCGCCGATATTGGGCCGACTGACAAGGCCGCTGATAGTACTGCTCGGCATTTTCGGATTACTGGAAGCTGCGGTGCTGGCCTTGTCAACTGCCCTTTTCTGGATTGTCAAAGCCTTGGATGCACTTGGTTTGATACCCGACGTACCGACTGCGTGGATGGATAAGTGGTCTGATTTCAATTCGCGGATGAAGAGCGACTTGGGCGACACATGGGATGCGATGAAGACGTTGGGCAAGGGGCCAGCCGCGTTGAAGGCGGGCCTCAATGGCGCGCGCGATGCCGTCGGGGACTTCAAGGACATCTGGGATCAGACGGGCGCAAGTATTGACGATGCGCTGAAGAAGCAGGAGGGTGCAGGCGGTGGCGGCGCGAGTCCTGGCGGAGGCCCCGGTGGGAGAAGCAATCCGCACTTTCCGTATGGCGATGGCGGTCCTTCCTTGGCACCTGCGGCGGGCACTTTCAACATCAACTTCAACGGGCCGGATTGGGATGAAGTGAATAGCCAGTGGCAGGCGTACTACGACAAGCAGAAGCAGGCCGAGGCTGATGCGTACCGGACACGCGCCCCAGGCTACTCGCCAGCATAGGGCGTCCGCAGATGTAGAGTGGGGCTGTGGCCCTACTTCGCTCTCGAAGCGGCTCCTGCGGGCTACAGGTGCCCCTCTGGCGTAGAGCAATGCAGTCTCAGCGGAGGTGAGGGAAAGATGGGATAACCGCAGTTGACTTCTTCGCCCATGTAATGTAGAATGACTGTGCTTGCGAGGCTAGGGTTTCTGCATTTTCAGGATAGGGAATCAACGCACGGGACTTTGCCCGTCCGCAATATCAGAGCTTCTGGCCTCGCAAGGGTAGGAAGAAATGGTTGTGGGCGGGCTTGTCTTTTTGTCGGGAGGTGACGAATGATCCGCGCTCGGAAATATCGCCTATATCCCACGGTAGCGCAGGAGGCACAACTGCTGGCCTGGATGGAGGCCTGCCGTCGCCTCTGGAATTATTCGCTGCTCGACCGTGAGCAGGCGTGGGATGCGTGCAAGCGGGAGTTGGATGAGAATGCGGATGGGGACGCATCTGCCATCAAGAAGAAATGGTCAATATCCTACATCGACCAATGCGCGCAGTTGACTAAATCCCGCGCGCAATACCCCGAACTAAGAGATGTGCCGGTGAAGTTTGCGCGGGGCATACTGAAGAATCTCGATCTCGCTTTTCAGGCATTCTTCCGGCGCTGCAATAATGGCGAAACCCTTGGGTATCCGAAGCCAAAGCGCGACGCTCCGAATCTCATATCGCGTGACGCAGGCGAGGTGGGACGGTGGCGCAATGGCAAGGTCAGCGTTCCCAACATTGGCTTGGTCAATGCCCGCCCCAAAGCGCCGTCCAACCTCGACGTAAAGACCCTTTCTATTCAATACGTTGCTGGCAAGTGGTATGCAGCACTGGCGGGCGATAATGGGATACTGGCGCTGCCCACTGTGGCGGCAGACTGTTGCATCGGCATTGACGTAGGTTGCTCGTCGCTAATCACCACATCGGACGGCGAAGAAGTGAAGCCCCTGCATTACTACCGGAAGGCGCAGGAGAAGCGAACGAAGCTGGCGCGTCAGCTGGCGAAGAAAAAAAAGGGTTCGGCCAACCGGAAAAAGGCGAAGCTGAAACTGGCGCGCGCCGAGCACGATGTAGCCAATGCGCGGGAGACTTTCCTGCACACGTTGTCGCGCCAGTTGGTCGAGCAGTATGACCTGATAGCTGTGGAGGACAGAATAGCTGGCGCCCTCTTGCAGAAGAAGAACGGCGGCGGGCAACAGGAGAAGGGGCTACACAAGAGTATCGCCGACGCGGGTTGGGCCCAACTCGTCGAGATGCTTGAGTACAAGTGCGAAGAGGTGGGCGCGCAGTTGGTGAGAGTGCCTGCGCGAGGGACTACACAGATGTGCTCTCAGTGCGGGGCGATTGTGCCGAAGCGCCTGTGGGATCGCGTCCACGACTGCCCTGAATGCGGGTTGAGAATTGGCCGCGACTTGAATGCGGCTTGCAACATACTGAAAAGAGGTTTGCAGCAAATAGGGCGGTGTTCGCCCGACTTTATGCCTGTGGAGGGCCGAGAAAGCTGTCAGGTCTGATGAAGCAGGAACCTCAGAATACGGGGAGACACCATCCTCGCAGGTGCAACGAAGCTGAAACTGGGGGCCTTTGCGTACCTGTAGGGGAGGCGTGGGAGATGAAAGAGAGCACACGATGGGTAGGGTCTTTTCTTCTGGTAGCATTGATTTTGTGGGGTGGTTGGTACTGGGCGAATGAGTCGTTGATACAGCAAGATCGCATGAGGCGCGACGCGACAACTTGGCTCCCGCCCGCGCCGCCAGAGAAAGTAGAGACGGAACCGCAGGGTAACTCGTTTGAGTGTGAATGGACGCCGAACATGAGCTTCGTGAAATTCGACGGTATCGAAATGAGCACCATGTACACGTTCGGGTTGGGGATTTATAACCTGAGTGATGGAGATTGGATTATTACTGGCTCCGACGGAACACCGCCAAGTGTGAGTGGGGTATATGCCGGAGTTGGCAACGCTAGAGTAGGTATCACAATGCATGGGTCGATATTTAGCGTCGCCGACTTCCTTGACCCTCCTGCCGATTGGAATTGGAGCCGAGGTGGTCAAGGAAACTGGAGTGCTGAAGCACAGGCATCAGTAATAGCAATGGCTGCTGATATTGGGGTTCATGGAGCACATGATGTTTGTGTCGTCGCTTGTTGGCAATCGTATGCGCGGGTGACTGGTGCTGACCCGCAGCCAGATGACGAAGAGCTTGAATACTTCTCCACTGGCGGTTGGATGGAAGATGATACCAGCACATGGCATCATGTGGGCGAGACATCCTGGGAACTCGCAGGTTCCTTTGCCATCGAGGACCTCAAGATATACGGCGAGGTCACCAACGATGACTATCCTAAGCGTCAAAGCCCGCGCAGCTTCCAAGACCGTGACGCTGAAGTCAAGTGGCTTGCTGATGGGACATCTACAATCACTGCGACGCTTGGCTCGTTGTCTGCCACCAACCCTATCACTTGGGATGGTGCTGGTACAATTGGAATGGGTATTATCTATGCCAATTCCCCAAGCCTGAATACTGATTATGGTCTCGTGTCAGACTTGACATTCTCCGAGTCTTCAGTCTCCACCGACCTCAGCAACATTTCCTACTGGTCGCAAGGGACTACTCCTTGGGTTTGGGACTTAGAAGAACCGCTCACCTACAATCAGTGGCACGCATATGGCGTTGGGCAGACGCTGCACCTGCAGAAGCTTGATGCTACTGGATCACAAGGTGGAGGCACAGCCGTAGAATGCACGTTCAAGGGGCCGATACGGTTCAACATAGACGCGGGACGCTTTGGGGCATCTTCTGATGCGTACCCAAGCGGCATTCGTTTCAGTACAGGCATCACGTACTACGATGCTACAGTACCGGAGACGACAACGGTATGGTTTCCGCCTGGCTTGAGTGAATGGTATCACCAGTTCACGTTTCAACTTGCTGGCGGCGCACCTCCTGATGTAAGTGGCTACAAACTTCCCAACAGCTTCTACGTGAAGGTAGACACGGACTGGGCAGACGCTGCCAACGAGCGCCTATCCATCACGGTTGACCACGATGCAGGCACGGAGACAATCACTGCTGACTATGCGCCATTCGGTATCCCCTCGCTGAAGGCAGGCAATTTCACCGACGAACCCTACTGGGGTCCCGCTATAGAGATGACGCATGTTGATGTCAACGCGGATGTGCCCCCCGGTGAGTCTGCGCGGCCTACATCATGGGCAGGCGCTGGCGGTTTGACCATAGGCGGGGCTGACAATGCGCTCTGGACTATCGCCGATGGTG